TATGCTAACTGTATTTGTGGTAGACGCGGTAGAAAACCAAAGCTCAACCAAGTTCCAGCTGCAACTAGATATACCGGTAGTGCCAGATAATAATGTCGCGCTATTTGTGTAATCCCAAATATTGTAGCGACCGGCCCAAGTACCATCACCGCGTGTCCAGATACGGACATAATATTGACTACATGGGGAAACATCAATATTTTGATAAATGCGGGTAGCCGATGCCACGCCAGCTACTAAAACAACTGATTGCACGCCAGCGACCGAGCAAGGACTGACGCCCACGCTACCATCACTTGGAATGTCTGTCCAACCAGTAAAGCTACCGCTGGCAAAAGTTTCAAAGCCGCCATTGGATGTAGACGAATCTCCGTCAAGATTGCGAGTAAGATATGTTGTTGGTGCGACTAAAATCCGCCCGCCAATGGTTGCCATTGTAGATGCCGCGACTAAAGTTTCAACCCATAATTCTGCCGCGTGAATGGTTAAAAACTTGTTTGTTATCAGTCCCAGGTTAAGGTCATAATTTGTTGTTGGATAGACATCATTTCCTGTTGGATTAAGTTGTATATCACCTTGTGGCGTAAGTGTTAAATTCCCCGCGCCAGAATTTGTACAAGTTGAAATTGTTAATGTTCCTTCGTCGTCAACTCCAAGTTTACCCATGCGAGAGGCCGCGTTTCGGATTTCAAATTGCGGAGAAGTTGCATTGAGAATGGTGAGTGTAACATCTGGTGACGCGCCTAATCCAAGGTGTTGTATTGTTAAGCGTCCGCTAGAATCGGTTGCCAAAATAGCTCTGGCGACACCAGTATTGCAACTTGTTGTAATGGCATGAGTATGAGAGCTTCCGGTAACACCATTGCTGGAAGATACACTTAAGCTTGCGGAAGGGACGCCAAGTTTCAATGTAACATGACTTGTCAAAATGCCAGAACTGGCAGATAGGCCACTTCCCGCGAAAATAGATTTATTGAGACGTTCGGCTATATACGCGCTACGTGAACCTGATCCATCCGCATGAGCATATTGAGTATGGCTATCGTCAGATAGATTGGTCATCCACTGAATTGTGTGTGGCAGTTGTCCGCTATGATGAACACTATTCATGGCGTGCGGAGTCGGCGCGCCGCCGCTGGTAGAAGATGCGCTACTAGCACGAGTCGCGCCAGTAGCGTCATTTACCCATTTCATGATGTATGGTTTTAGATCGTTTGCCAGTTCAGAATAACGAATAGCCATTTAGCCTTCTACAAAAGGTGACATTTTCCAAGGATCAAAAGCGTTTTTCGTATGAGGTACGTAGGCATCGCTTTCGGCAAAATATTCAGCCTCCTCAATGAATAAATTGGTAAAGTTTGCGATTCTACTTACGTCAACGCTTGTTGGTACGACATTATCAAGAGAAATCCAAATACCAACCGGACATATTGAAAGTTCTATTTCTGTATCTGAATAGGCATATATTTTCCGGTTTGGTTTTAGCTTGTAACTCGATGCGGTTATGGATGGTTCAGAATAAATTTTCAATCGTCGCTCAGGTGTTACAACAGACAATAATTTTCTACCATTCAAAGCGCCTGTATTCATAAGATTTTTTATTTCTGTCAATGCAGTAGTTTCGCCTTCTCGGTATTGATTAGTCATAATGCTACTGCTAACAGCAATATCAATTACATTAAAAAATTGTCCGGCATCTTGAACCATTTCACGAATTTGTTCAGTGGTTTCTTGTGTTCCAACCACTTTGAAAGGCATGTCCGCGTCGGTATCGCGAGCGTGATAGTTCGATCCCGAATGAAGTACCAAGCCGCCATATTGATAACCGGTTTCTTCGTTAACGTCAAGTAAATAATGAGCGGAAGAGCTGATTGGCCCATCTCGGTATATTGAAATGAAATAGCTTGATCCATTTATGAGCGCGGCAGAACTCGAAAGCTGAATTTGAATCCATGACATTGATTCGGTAATTGATGCTGCGATAATTGATCCTGAAGCTTTGAGCGTTCCTACACTACCAGAATTGCTTTCGCGGATTTGCGCCCAAATAGCATCGGTTGGACTAGCGATACTTTTTATTCTTAGGTGAATTGAATGTGCATTCCATGTCGATCCAGATCGTTGTGAAAACGATTGATTGATTGAAGATGCTGTTTTTATGGTAAATGTTGTTCCGGATGCTTCCGTAACGAGAGATGCGGTAGAGATATCAACCTCTATACCGGTCCCGGCAGATGATCTTTCTTGAATCAGCCAATTCCCATTATTGTTTGATGTTCCAGTAATTGAAATAATATCACCAGCATCGAACCGCGATAAGCCACTTCCGCTTGTGTCATTAATTTCGCTTGCACTTACAAAAGATATTGTACTCGCTGCATAATTAACACCAAGTTTTTGTGAACCGCCACCCGATTCGTCATATACCTCAAGTCCTTTTGGTTGTTGGTAAAGTTTCCAATCTAATGTATCGTACCAGCCTTTACAAGTGAGAGTTACCGAATAACCACCTTCGCCTTGCGATTCGATACGAAGAGTCGGAATTGGATATTTTCTAGCAGTCAATTCGGTATCGCGATATTGATTAGCTTGTTGCAATGTCGCGTCGGACAAAGACAATTGCATTTGTTTTGTCCCGTAAGTGGATTCGCTAAGAACATCGGTTTGATAATCAGTTGTATAACGAATGTTTAGATTCGTAAAAGCAACTCGTATATTATTTGTAAAGTTTTCCAGATCAACTCCGAGAGTAAACCATCCCGTTCGAAGTTCGACGTTTGAAATATATCCCCACCAAACCTTTTCGCCACGATGATTATTAATCTCAATGCCATAACGCAACATATCTAAAAATGACCATAAATCTGATTCGCTTGCAAAAACAGTAATACTTGCTTGTTTTGGTCCTACTTGAGCGCTATGACTGTAATTGTTGACCGTGAAGGACATATTCCCAAGCGGTACAGGCGTTACGAAATCGCGACGCATAAGAGAAATACTAAATGATTTCATATTGTTAATTTTCTCGGTCTAAATTTGACTGTGATAAACAACATATTATTTGGCAAATATTCAGTATTTACTCGATAATGATGTAAAAAGCTTATGCGTTGATCTTCATATGGCTGTAACATAATTGGCTTACCGGTCAAAGATTGAGCGCGAGTAATGTTGTTGAGATAATTAGATGAACCAGATACATAGCAATTTCCATTCGATTCGTCTAAAACTAAATAGTAGGATGCGCTAATATTTTGACCATGCTGCGATGAAATAATGCGATAACCGGTATCTACCGGCGCGAGAAAAATAGCATCCCAGTTTGTACAAGCGGTTGAGCTAAACCCGTTTCTAATATATAGTTGTAATACTGTCTCGTCATGCCCAGTTAATTGTTGCAAATTGGGTGGAAATTTGAATACGCCGAACTCTTTGGCAATATATTCTTGATTGCTTCCAGAAAAAAGCTCAATTTCCGGACCTTCCGCAACAAGAAATTGTGTTCCGGTTGTATTCGGAAACATCATTTTCATTTGCCCATACATACTAGCTGAATGTCTTTCCCAAAATATACCAATTGCGGATATATTTCCGCCGCGCCCCGAATCCATCATGGTACTTGAGCAAAGCCATCGCGCTATAGCTGTTTGAGTTTGCGAATTACAAGCGGTACTAAAAAAAACATATCCCGTATCGCTGGCGAGCGATGCCGTTGTGGATTTTACGCTGGCAGTAATTCCAGACATAGCCGATCCCGCCTCTGCCTCAATCCAATGATCGAAAGCTGATGGGCGCGAGATTGAATTATGTGCAATAAACATGCGTGTAAAGTTTATTGTAAATCCACCTGGATTTTGCATCAAAATTGTTGCGGGCGTTGGGATTTCGCCGGTCACTACGCTGGCATCGATATCAACAAAATTATCTCTTGTAGATGTACTGGTATTATAAACGCGTACAATCGAACCGGTTGTGTGACGGTTGTAAATAGATGCCGTTATCTCAGCGCCTTCCCAAAAATATCGGCGTGTCCATGACAAAACCATCTCTGATTTTTTGGAATTTGTCCATCTCCAATCCAATGATCGATCAAATAAATCTATTTTCCCGGTCAAGATTTCAGATCGAAAACTTCCAGTAGTAACTCCGTGTGGTGTGTAATGAACATACATTGGGCTACCGGCTTTGGTTTCTTGATAACGTTCAGCGCGAGTGAAATAACGTTGAATACGCTGTTTCTCGTCCTGGATATCATCTTGAGACGAACCGGTAATTAGAATACGGGCAGTTTCGGTAACATTCCGCCGGGTAATGAGAGGTCTTTCACCACCATCTTGTAAAATTGAATTTGTATCAATTGTGCTAATGTCAGGCGACTGAGGAACATACTCAAGCATAACACTACTTGCGCCAGAATTAAGATCAACCGATAAAGCACCCCATACTAAACGTAAGGCATGTGACATTTATTGCCTCCGTGAGATTTCATTAGCAACTTGATAGGCCAACATTTTTACATCAACATCATTGTTGAGATTGGCATAGATAGTTACATTGATAGGTTGGTTAGAACTTTTTTCATCAATGTTAGGAATAGGATTGGTCTTGTTATAATCTAATGGCATAAATAATTCGGATAATTCCCAGGGTTGATTTCGTGATACCGGATCACCAAGCATTTTAGTTTTTGGTTTTGGCGCTGGAATTTTTGATTGCAATGGTTCAGTATCGTGAGTAGGATTGGCCTTGTTGTAATCCGATAACATGAACAATTCAGGCACACGCCAATTTTGATTTGGCGATACTGTTTCGTTGAGCGCATCCATTTTCGGCTTTTGAGAAGGCGTGTCTTTTGATTGTGATGGAAGATCAAAAACGGATAGGATTTTGCCGTAAGCTGGTGGAACAAATAATTCAGGACCGTACTCGCCAACCCAATAAGGTGTATTCGGCGCTACCGGACCACCAAGCGCCTCGCCCTTTGGCTTTGGGGCAGGTCCGCCCTTTGGTTGAGGTATTGGAACTTCAAATGCACCAGATGGTTCACCTTTAATCTTGTATTCGAGTGTGTAAGTTGTTTTTACATTTGATGGTAAGCCACGTAGCGCATTATCAAGACCATCTACATCGCCCTTGTATCCCGTTACTATATCTCGATCACCAAGTAATTGTCTTGCCCATTCATATAACGAGATTTTGCCATCAATAAACGCGCCGGTTGTATCTACTACGCTAGTTTGTAACGCGGCAGTTGATTCGTCTATTAATCCCATTTGAACGGCGAGGACAGTCATTGCTCTACTGGCTTCATCATAAGCTGTACCGCTATTATTGGTGTCTTTTATTAGCCCAGCTTCAACCGCCGCGGCAATTTGTTTTTGCGCCATGTTGAAAATGATTTCAGACGTATTGCGTTTGAAAGCTTCCGACTCAGCATCTAGGGCTAATGTGGCCTCGTCAATTTTGGTTTGCAGTTCTTGAATTTTTTCCAAATCCTCTTTCTTGATATTTGGAGAAACGCCCATTGCCTCAAGCTCTCTTTGCAATTCGCCAATGGTATTACGCAGCTCTTGTAATTTTTCTTTAGCAGCATCGATCTTTTTAGGTGGAATAAGATCAAAGCCGCCTTTTTTTCCGGCTTTTGTATCGCGCTCTTCACTGGCTTTGATAATTTCTTGTAATCTCACGAGCTCACCAAAAGCACTAGCAAGCTCACCTCTTAGGGTATTGATTTTGCCAATATCCTCATCTGAAACATATTGCAAACCGCCCAATTCTCGAATTTCTTTTTTGTAATCTATAATATCTTTCTTTATATCACTTTGCGCTTCACTAAAACCTGTATATGCTTCTGCAACCGGCCCATTGATTAAAAATTCTAGTTGACCCATTTCTTCATTGAATTTAGAGAGCTCCGATTTTAACCGTTTAGTTTCCTCAGCCGCGGCTTTTTCCATCTCTTTCATTTTTGCCAAAGCATCTTTAGCTGAAACTGCGCTAGTGCCAGTTTTTACTAATTCTCTGCTAAATTCCTCAACCACAACAGTCGATGTTTTGCTGGAGTCCGTAAATCCTTCAACACTACCGCCAGCTCTTTCAATTTCTTCTTTCATGAGTCCGCTAGATTGGGCAACAGATTCCTCAACTTTACCGAGGAAATACATATCTTTGGTAATCATTACAGACGCGGCGTCGGCATCAATTACACCTCTTATAAGCTGATCCATTGCATATGCATAAGTAAGAATTGAAATTTTGCCTTCACGATGAGCTGTTTCTACAAGCCTTATGCCATCGAGCATTTCAGCCAGACCCTTAATAGCTGGATCAAATGCTCTCGCCCAATCCTGTTTTATTACATTAGCTATATCTGCTAATGACGCTTTTACTTGTTCATAAGGATCAGTTAGACTTTCGGCACTACCACCTATTTGTCGAATTAGTCTATCGCCAGCCTCAAGAGTCGCATTTAGTAGCGCCAGTTGTTGTTCTTCCGCCGTAAGCTCTTCGCGTGATTTTTCAAGGCTATCAGCCATGTCCTCAAAAGCAATTCCTAACTTGACTTGTAAGCCGGTATTATCAATCAGCCGTGGGCTTAAACGCTTTAGGCCAACAATCAAGGATTGAAATTGATAATCAACTGATCCCAACGCGGGATTAGCTTTGTTCGCGGCTTTAGCAATTTCAAGAATGTGTGGCAAGGAAGTTGCTAGAGCGTTGCCGAATTCATAAGTTGCACCAGACAAGGCGGTTGTGGCTAAACTCATCAACTGGAGAGATGGAATTGTTCCGTTAGCAGCTTTTTGTAACTCATCAAGTAAACTAACACTAACCCCAACGCTTTCTGTCATTTGTTCGAAAGACAGTGTTGTTTGCGTAACCGCCGCGCCGCTCTCTAGCTGATTAAATCCTTCGCCTACAAATCCTATCGCTCTTCCGATACCATATAAAGCAACCGTAGCTTTAGACAAAAAACTAAAGTTGTCACTAATTTGATCGAAAAAGCCCTTGGTTTGAGTAGACGCTTGTTGCGCTGCCTGTCCACTCCCTTGCATTTGTTTTGATAAAGCTCCTAGCTGTCCACCAATGGCCTGTAATTGTTTACTGGCTTTATCAATTGCTTGAATTACAATTAGAACATCAGCCGATCCACCAGGAGATGACATTATAATTCGCCTCGATTACGAGCAGCGCGCATATCCATCACTATAACAATCATTTTCCACTTCTCTGGGTTCTTTGTAATCCATTTTGTATCCATGTTGGCGCGCTCATAGTCCCTGAATGCACTCCAAACGTTAAGGCATACACGCATCCTAATCAAAAGGTTGACCGGCTGTTGCCGAAGTCCACCAGGATTAGGTAGCGCGCCTGGATATTCTTGAGCTTGCCATGCATATTGCAATTCTAGCGGAGGTTGCCCTTTTCCATCAGCCGAATCAGCTGCCGCTAGAACTATTCCGGGGGGATTTCACGTGCATCACTAACCAATTCGCTGATTTTGCGCGAAAGATAGATAATTACCCCAGGATTCATTTTGTCTATATCTTCCAGTTTGGCAACCTCGGGCGGAATCCATCCAACCCTAATCGCTGCCCGTACCACAATACCGGAAAAAATTGACAAACGAATATCGCCAATGGTGATATTGACCGATTCCATTTCTCTTTCCCATGCCTCGAGTTGCCCTTGCAAAACGTCTGGGATTTCAAAATCGAAACCGTAAACAGAATGTTTAATATGCATGATTTACCTTTCTACCAAGTTCCTCTAGTTAATGAACCAGATCGAGCAATAACTTTACCGGATACAGTTGCCGCGCCTTCTACGGCAAAATCGGCATTGTATTCAGATAAAATGCCACATCCGGTATACAGAATACAACCAGAGCTTGAACCGGAAGGTCCAAATTTGAATACAGTTGATCCACCTAAAATACCGGACAAAACTTGGTCGGTTTCATTCGCGCCAGTAGCAAAGAAGGCGGTAAAATCTACCTCAAAATCAAGTAGACCGCCGCTCATTCTTTGGCGATTGACTTCACCAAAACCAGTAACATCCGGTGTTTCAGCACTTCGAGTCAAGGTGATAGTATTCAAAAAACCAGAGAATGCGCGACTTGCAGCTGCCGAATCTTCCAGATAAAAACTTGCATTGCGGGCAATGATTTTTGCCATAGTACACTTCTCCTAATCAGGAATAGAACCAGATACACAAACAAAACAAGCCGAAAACGGACTTGTACCAGAGAACTGATAACGAAAAAGCCGGTAAGAGCTGGCGGCAGACGATGGACTGATTTGCCAAAACCCAGCGCCAGAGGCCGCGTCGAAAACATAAAGAGTTGTCCATCCCAAAGCTGCGCCATCAGAAGATGTTAGTATACAACCAGTAACTTGTTCATTGCCATTACTACGATCTAATCCTAGTACGCGAAATACTGCATATTGACTTGGAGTTGATCCAGAAAAAGATGCCGTGAGAGAAGCCGATGCCGATGTATTAAACGACGCGCTTTGAATAAGCCCTAGTGAGTTCGCAAATAACATTGGACACGTGGTAACAATATTGGCATCAACTCCAATCGCTGCACTCACATCACCAACGATATTGTATTCGGAAAGATAGCCTATGACCTCTTTTCCGTTTCCCATATAAGATGCGCCGTTTTGATAAAAACCATAAGCGGACGACGCTCCCAAAAGACTATCAAACAATGATCCTGTTGAGCTAGGCGAGTTGTTATAAAAACCACTAAAACTTATTTCAACATCGTCTAGGCTATTTGAAAGCCGTTCATAGTTAGGGTTTCCAAATCCTGTAACATCTGGCGTTTCAGTAGATCGATTCAGAGAGACAGAATTCAATTCGCCGGAGATATCCATACCTCCGGCGAATACAGTCATATTTTTACCAATCAGTTTTGCCATTTTCTACCTCACAGCAGTATTTTTTGTATTGTCAGCTGAATTCTATCATGTAAACTCTAAAGTATCAACCTCAATATCAATTGTCAAGTAAACCAATTCGCCAATTTCTAACGCATCTCCGGGTCTGCGTACAGCCCTGATTTGATTTACAGCATCAACAGTATTTTGTAAAGTCAAATCAGATTCTAGTGAGGATACAATTTTTGGAATAACGGTCAAATTGCTATCCATCATAACGGATGCATTAGTATTGTCTTTGATATAAACCTGAATAGAATGTGTCCAGATTCTTTGCCTTGATCCGCCAAACACATTGACACTAGAAACCAGTTTTGACCATCCAACCACCGCGCTAATTTCATTTCTTTCTAACACGGCATAGTCTTTGCCAACAGTACATGCACCTAAAGCACTTCCGGCGCTTAGATTATTAATAATAGCGTTTGCGACATTCAACGGACTTGCCATTTTTATGCCTTCGGAGGAACGATCCCTCGCAATGTAAATGATTTCCCAATTTCGACACGCGCCTCTTGGATAGCAGATTGTGAATCCGCCAATCCTTCACGGTTATATGGATGAGGCTTAATTCCTGGATGCCTACGAGTTATAGGTTCGCCAACGAAAGGAATCGGATGAGATAAACCGGCCCAATACAAAGCCTTTTTGGTTTTTGGAAAAATCATATAATTTTTCTTGACTGTTCCAAGTCGTTGTACACGCCCGTAAGATACTCCCTCTTCCATAATATCAAATCGTAATGGGTTTTTTTGTTTAACAACAATATGGCGCGCCAAATACCCGGTTCTTATCGGCACATGCGGGATAACATTAGCAAGAACTTTTGAAGCTAAAACTCTCAATATCCCCGAAATCGCAGGTTCTTTCGGGTAATTTAGCTTATCAGCAGTTTCGTTCGCTCCGTATACAACAATGCTTAGGTCTTGCATATTTCCTCGATATACTGAACAATTCTAGCTGTTGCGCCTCCGTCAAGTCTGCCGAAATATTTAGATCGCAAAGCCGAGTAATTCAATACTGGCGCTGAAAGAATTGCTCTTATTCCGCCCGCAATTTCATCTTCTTTAGCCTCTTCACCGAGTTTAGCAATTTCTTCATCTCCAAAAAAACCATGAGTGGCAATGAGTCGAACGTCGGAATAAACAGACGCTTCCAGTAAAATATTAGACGGTCCATATGAAATCAATGCATCTGATACAGCTAAGACATGCTCTAAATGCGCTGCAAGAACTAAACAATGAATACCTTTTTCTTTTGCCCTGTCTGCGTGCCATTGTGCAGAACCAGTACCATTAGGATGTAATTTTATAACGGTTTGAATACCCGGCAATAACGCAATAGCAGAGACAAACTTTACAAAGTATTCTTCTACTCCATCATGACAACCCAACAAATTAGTGTCTTGCCGCCACGAGGATGCATAAGTCACAATTGGCTTATTTGGATCAAGTCCGAGCAAAGAACAAGATCGTGAACGATTTTGGGTAATTTTAGCCAATTTGTCATGCTGTGGCAATCCGGTAACTCGCATTGTTTTCGGATTCGCCCCTCGATCCAAATACCATTTTGCATGATATGGACCAGCTACCGCTAAATGTGATGCCGTAATCAAGTCATGAATATCTGAATTAGTTGCTTTTCCGCGTCCGATATCCATATGAATAGCATGAGGGATATGCAAGCATGGAATTTTATGACTTTTTGCCCAAAATGCCGCTGATCGGCACATTGGATCAACATCATTGTGAACTATCACAAGCTCCGGTGAATACTTCTCAATCATTGAAACAAATGTTGAAATATCTCCAAGTCTTGAATACAAAAAGGCAGGTAAACTCTTGGATACAAAATTACGCGCACCGGACGTCATATTCGCCGGGAAATCATGACTAAACCGGCCATTGCCTAAAGTTCCTAATGTCCTTGCTGCATAATTCAATGCCTCAAAATGATATTTCCCATCAAGAAATTCTGGCAATGATTTGGCCGGAATGTCTTGATCGTTTAGCATTTTGGTAAAGTTCGGATGCATACCAACAATGGTATGCCCTTGTTGATGCAAAATTTTAGCCAATGGGATAAAGACTGGCGAAAAAGACATCAAAATTTTCATTCCTGTTTACTCTCCTCGCTCAAGCCAACTAAATGAGCATTATTAAGCCCTTGTATAATGTCATAGGATAAAGCCTGAACAAGCGGTACACCAAAAATTTTTGGCATACTTGCACCAAGTTTCTCCAAATAACCCAAGTGAATTTCTTGTGTCGTTTCAATCATTTCTGGCGATAAAAGATCAACCATTACAACCTTTGTACCCGGCTTATTATTTAATTCATTTCTTCGTCTTTTAGACATAAAAAATCCCCGGCAAACGTCCTTTTATTCCCGCGTCTTGAGAGATTTCGTTATACACGGATTTATAAGTTTTAACTTGGTTGATTGCTAACCATTGCCGCGCAGTAGGTACATTTTGCGCAAAAATTTCTTGCGATTGCTTTAGGTCTTTGATGATATTTTCTAATCCGTCCTCCCATTCCTCAATGCCATTACGAATCAATACCCCAAGCCCTTGTAAGTCGGCGTAAGGTTCTCCAACCGTTCCGATCCAAGGTACACCAGCCAACAAATATTCCAGTCCCTTAATCCAAGATCGCCGTTGATCGTATGGCCCAAACAATGGGGCTAATCCAACATCAAATGACCTAATGATTGTAGGCCAAATAGAAGGATCAACTCCTTGTTGCTGGAATTTATTGGTACTCGAAAGTGGCAATTGATCGAAAATGCGACTATCATTTCCGCAAATAACCCATAATAATTCAGGATGACGATTGGTTACTCGAATTGCCGCTTCTCGAATGCCAGACCCCCACCAGGAATCATAATGTGATACTGATCCGCCCCATCCAAATACAATTCGATCTTGAAATCCTAACTTCGTTTTCATCTCATCGCGAGTTGGCAAATCCTCCGGCCAAAATTTATGATTGGCATAATTTGGCAAATAATACCCCTTTGCAACATGCTTCCAGTCATAAAGCAATAATCGATTTGGGGTAATCAATCCATTCGAGCGCTTCAATCCCTCTTCAAGCAATAGTAAAGCCTTGCCCTCTTCGTGTTCGTGCCAAAACTTATGCGCCGGATTAGACCAAGGCAAAATATGATAAGCGTCATCAAGATCAATGACAACCGGTTTGCCCATGCCTTGAAAATATTCCATAGCGTCAAAAGCGGTTTCGTCAACCATGTTGCGCTGAAAGATAATAACATCAGCGAGCATAACAATTTCTTGCAAACCTGGATTTAAGAAATCTAAAAATCCACTAACATGAACCAATTTCGCTGTTACATCACTATTATGATGCTCATTCATAAAATTGATTGCGTTTGACGGAGTCAAACACCGCCATTCACTACAATTCCATTCTTGCGGATTATCAGCGTAAACATAAACAATGTGCATTTTTTATCCTTTTTATTGGTAACAAGACTGATATTATATCAGTCTTGTGTATTTTATAATTTTATCATGCCGCCATTCGCTCATAAGCAATTTGGAATGAATATGAGTAAGATATTAATCTAACTAGCGGTAATGTAACTATCTGGTTTAATATTATCAGGAAAACTAAATTGACCACGCCGAAAGCGCGGCGGAACTCTGTCCGTATCGGCCTCAAAAGTTTCTTTATCGGCATAGCTAATGCCGCCAACGTAAATTGCACCAGTAGACGACCTCGATACACCCATGGTAGTTAAGTCCATCGAAATAATTTCATTGAGACCATCCCAAAACATTTTTTGAAATACCTGAAAGCGCGTTCTTTGTCCAGGTTGAAGAATTGCATTCGAGCGACTAAGTTCAACATGCCAAACACCATAATAGGCATTAATATCTCTCAACCATTTCCCGATGGGCGTAGAAGATAAAGATGTTATCGAGTAGCCTTTTCCTGCAATTCGAGCTTCGATAATTTCACACCCGGACGATAGCCATTCTGTAACCTCAGATAATGTTGGACAAGTAGCAGTTGAAAACATATCGCTACCACTTAAAAGATGCTGACACATTGCAGAAACATCACTTGCTGACGAGAAAGACATTTAAGACGCTCCTACTGCGTTATAAATAAACGCAATTTCACTAGATGAAAGTTCGCGGGTGAAATACATAACATGCTGAACATGCCCGCGCCAATTTCCGGTTATTGGTACAGTATTGGTTTGATCCGCACCAACCGCAGTTGTATTAATATTCAATCCACTTGTAGCGTAAATAGCGCAAGTGGTTGTGCGCTGTCCATAAGACGCGCCATTTTGATAGCAAGTAACGCGACTAGCTGCTGAACTAACTGTAATTGCAAAATGTTGCCAGCAAGCCGAGGAATAAGACGCAGCTAAGGTCCCCCAATCGCAACCCGATGTCATCCAAGTCGGACTTATGCGATTATTCAGCGCGAGCTTTTGAATAATAATTCCATGTTCCGCATCAGTTCTAAGACAAACAGCTCTACCGCCTAACTGTTGCGCTGTCAAATCATTGTTATTACTTCTTATCCATGCAGATAAAGTACACTCAGTCGCAAACCCAAAAGCACTTGAAAAATTTGGCGACCAAACATTGCCAGCACTAGAACCATTAAATTGAACCGCATCAAAACCATCACCGATACCACGTGTTCCCTGAGTAATTCCACTAGGTGAGAAATACGATCCACTGAAATTATTTCCAGAAACATCAGAAACAACTGATCCGCTATCATTCATCGGCCAATAAGCCAATAAATCAGAACCAAAGGTATCCAATATGGATTGATAGTAATATTTTTCTATCAATCTTACCTTGAAATTTTGTAAAGTCAATGATTGTGTATCGCTAATGATGACATCTTCGCCCAAATTCCACCAAGCTAACATATCTCTTGAAGACGCGGTTGAATTAGCATCTAATAAAACAGCATAGCGAATAGGATTACCGCTTATGGGAATATTGCCACCTGTAGCTATAAAAACAATATCTTTGATAAAAACACTAGAAAGACTGGCTGAATCGTCCTCGTATATGCTATCAAAATCAGTTGCATTGCGTGAAGTGGATACACCTCCAGCGATATAACCATTTCCAGAGGCAATTTCTTTCATATCTGTAATGGAATTTTTGCTTGCACCCGGTACAGACGCGGCAGTACATAAAGATAAATAATAACCAGAGGGCGATGCTGATCCAATAAAAAATGAGTTTAGAAAATGATATTTGCCGCGATTCGTTAGACCAGCCATATCTATTTCACTCTCATAATGCCTTCGAATAAGGTTTCTACCCGACTAGCAGAATCTTTAGCACAAGCTGAATGAAAATATGTACCCGACAATAAAACTGTATCACTCGGACACACAGCAATCGTTAGAGTCGATGTGCTATAAGACAATCCACTGGCATTAGATGATCCATCACCATGCTTGCGCACAAGCGAAGCTGTTCCGCCGATCTCTCGTAATGTCCATGTTACCGACGCTCCAGTAAGATCATGGGGACTACCAGAAACACTACCAGAAATAGATATAATCAAATCCTTATAATTTCCGGCATAAAGCTCAAAATTTTGTCCTACGTAAGTCATACAAACTCTCCCGCCAAGGCATTCGATATCAAAAAATCGCCTTGAGCATAAATAGATGTAATAAAATCGCCACTCAAAAACTCAGAAGCAATCCAACTGCCATTCAAATAAATATATAAATGCGTTACTATTACTAATGCAATAGATACTGTTGGATTAATCGATGTCGTTATCGCATCTACCAAATTAGGCGCAAAAACAATACTGCCTAAAGAAACTATTGGATCAATTGTAAACGATATTGTATTAACATTACTAAGCGAAATTGATATTGATCCATATATAATATTTGATGGATCAAATGATCTTGCCCATGCAAATGCACTATCAGGCACAAAATTTATTGAATTAAGAATAATAGTTGGATCAAAACTTGTAAATACAACACTCACATTTATTGGTACAACAAGCATACTACTTAAAGTTACATTTGGATCAACACTAAAGGATAATGCTGATGCGCTGTCAGGCACGAAATTTATTGAACTAAGAATAACAGTTGGATCAATCTTTGATGTAATAAGTGTGATTGCATCCGGCGTAATTGTGATACCTCCACCACCAACAACGACTGTTGGATCAGAACCACTCGCAATCACATAAACATTCGATGGAGAATAAGATACACCACCCAATACAACAATTGGATCAATAACTGCTGTTACAGCGTAATCTGTACTTGGACTTAGTGTAATATTAGTAAGTAACGTAGTTGGATCAGACCCACTAGTAACAGCAAAGATCGCTGTTGGTACAACAGATATATTGCCCAAGATCAGTGTTGGATCAACAGAAGCCACAATGCCAACAAGAGTAGATATTGTTGGTGCTATTGATCCACGAATTATAGCTGGGGCATAAGTGATAACGATAACAGATTGAGCTGACGGCGAAACATTAACCGAAATCAACGAAGATGCCGAAAAGAAAAACCGACGGCGTAGAATAACACGCGGTTGATGACGGAATATGTCCCGCATGTTTTATCCTTCTTGTATATATATCGTACCACTCATGCTAAGCGCATCAGCTGGACTTGCGGAGAGACGAACAACAACTCTTGAATCTGCCTGACTAATACGCGGAGCAGTTTCGGGTGTCCACCACATTGCAAACCCGGAACGAATATTAAATGCCTCCGAATGCAAAACAGCAGACGCACCAGCGATTGCCCCATCCAGATTATTCATTTCGGCAGTATGTACAGCAGATGCACCACTTGAATCAATAGGTACAGGTGATCCAGCACTTCCGCCAGAACCACTTGTTGCAAAACCTCGAATAATTCGTATTCTTGCCATTTCTTCAGCGGCATCACCAACATCACTAGATTGTGACAAAAATAAACCAAGTAGCTTAATTGGAACATCATCAGCCGGTACAATCTCAAATAGGTCTTGAGACGCAGATACACTAACACCATCGAATTGCACCGAGTAAGTTCTAGTCATTTTTTTATCACTCCTATCTAATAATTAATGGTTGAAAACGTTTTCTCGACAATGATATCACCAAACTACCACCCCCCGCCGCCGTCCAGTTGACGACCAGCTTCGGGCGGTAGCCGGGAGTGGCGTGGTCAGACAATCCTAATGCTCCCGCCCAAGCAGTAGTGGTTAGTAATATTCCATGATTGGTATTAGACGCGCCAAACCATCCTTCAATACGGGCAGCAGTTAGCAATGTAGAATATTCTGTACCATTCGCATCTGATCTGTTGCCCGAAAACGAACCAATAGATGAGGCTTCATAATCTATACCGCTGGTTAAAAGTCCCGCTGATCCTGCCCAGGGAGTCGTTACGCCCCCTGCACCATCCGCGGCCAAAGCATTCCAACACGGCTCGCCTGCTAATGCCTGTGTATTGTTCTGAGTACCCTCAATCCAGGCGTCATTGCCAATGGCTATCGAATAAACACTCACCGTCCAGGCAGCAGCGCCAGCACTGCCAGCCTGATAATAATATACTGTGGCGGAGTCGCAAGTAGCCGATTCAGGGATAGAAGATAAGTCAAATTCACACAGAGGTTTGTCGTTACTTGCCATTGACGTTGTAGTGGCCACACCATAGTTTCGGGTTGGAAGATCAGAGCGCACTTTGGTATCTTTGTATGTCTGCACGTCCCCGCCGTAGCCGTCGGTGAACGTGGGGTCCACCACCGGCAGTGACATGCCAGTCAAACTCGGCAACGTAAACAGGATGTAATCCAGTCCGCCAAGCTGCACAAACTCCCAGGCAATTGGGCGGGTATCATCCGGGTTTTGCCAGTCGTACACCACCGGCGGGCGGACGATCAGCTCCGGGCGTCCGGCATACGAGAGCACCCCACCGTTACGGGTCAAACCCTGCGTTCCGACCCGAAAAGCAAACTGTGACTGCGGAGGCAGCCAGCCGCCTTTGAGTAAAAAGCCCGCTTTGATGTAATGCCCAGCATGGGTGATGTAGGTATTGACATTGGGGGTTACAGCAGATAACAGGTTGCCAACGCGGGTAAACGTGCCAGGTGACGGCTGTATCCATGTCTCACCGCTGCGGATAAACGGGCTGGATATACTCAGCCAGGCGTCCAGGTCGGTGGCGACGGGACAGATGCGCCGGTCGCCGTTGGGCGCGGTCAAGACGCGAAGTTTGGCTTCGGATACCACATGCGGGAAACTGGCGTCGCCATCCCCCCAGTTCTCGATGATGTCGCGCAGTCCCAAGCCCGGCTTGGCCCAGGCGCGCGGCTTGATATGGTGGGTGCTACGAAAGCGCCCGCCGTGTAGATCATCGAGATTAACGTGGGCGTCAATCCAGGTCATGGGCTTTGTATCCCCAGCGCGCTAATGGGCGTGTGCGTCCAGGTCAGGTTGCCTGATTCCGGCATAGGGTTACTGATATTATCAAAGGCGATCATAAAACACCCATTTAGTTACTGCGCTCCTTCAACCGCTCTTCTAGTTCAACGATTCTAGAATGAAGATCATTATTTTCTCGTTTCAGTCGAGAAATTTCCTTGTGTTCCACAACGGTTATACCATTGTGCTGTAACCACGAGTGTAGTTCAAGATTCTCGATTCGATTGTCATCTTTTATGCCATTCTTGTGATGGACAATTTCCCAATCTTCAAGAACACGACCAAGATATTGTGCCATTACTAAACGATGTTCAAGAATAGAGTCGCCACGACGTACCATAGGCATATACTCAACCGGAATTTCGGCAGATCGCAAGACGATGTATCCGGCATAGTTTTTAAAGCGGCCCGTGTAGGCAAAATGATCTTTCCCGACATAGTGTTTGTTCTTGCATTTCCAAGAGCAATAAATCACTTTGCCTTTATCTAATGCTTTTTTGGCACGCGATGGTGGTATCCACATTTCTTTACCACATTCACCACAAAAGGTTTGTGTACCACCACCATTTGTTCTACGAAACTCTTTCATACATTGACGAGAACAATAATTGTGTTCAAAAATCCGATTACGTTCTCTAGTGAATTTATTCCCACAATTCGAGCATGAAATCTCAATACCATAAACACCCGTTGATCGCTGATAAGTTCGTTTACAGGCATTTGAACAATAATTGTTCTCGTCAATACGATTTGCCCGACGGCTGAACCTTTCTCCACAATTAGTACACCTAAGTGTAATTGTCATTAGAGTATCCTCTTATATATGCAGTATATAAAACTAATACTCTAGCCATTATACGCTATCAGATACACAAACACTAACTTTCTAATCTAACTCTCATTTAGGCGGAGTTCAAGATTCTGTAATGTGAGAGTTTGAGTATCACTGACCGTTCTATCACTGGTCAAATCCCAAGATGCATAGACCTCTCGGAGCGATGCGGTTGAATTCGAATCAAGCAGAACCGCGTAGCGAGCACCATTTCCAGAAGACGGTAGATTACCACCGGCAGCGGTGAAAACCATATCCTTGATTTGAATCAAACCACGGCTTGCCGAATCGTCTTCAGTCAAAGTATCAAAGTCAGTTGAATTACGTGCGACGGATGCTCCACCGGTTGAATAGCCATTACCCGAGGCAATTTCAGCCATATCGGTAATAACATTTTTGCTTGCTCCCGGTGCAGACGCCGAAGTACATAGCGCAACATAGAACAAGGTTGGAGATGCCGCACCACGGAAAAACATATCCAACATTCTGTACTTGCCTTTATTCGTAATTCCAGCCACTGTAGTATCTCCTATTACCTATCTATGCACCAGCACCAGAATACCGATGCAAATTACGAATTGTATTAGCATCTAACGCTTTACTCCAAACCAATGCCGCCCCTATCCAGCCAACCCAAGGGTTTGCACCAATAATGGAGTTCGCACCAATCGTACATTGAGCTACCGCCAAAGCACCAGACCAATTCAATAATCCGGTCTGAGTAGTCCCAAATTGTTCACCATTGAAAAATCCCATAAATTGACTTGCGGTTGCAGATACAGTTAATGCCATTGTGAAATAACAATTACGTGGCAATTGATTCGACAATAAAAGATTATTGACTATTTTAGTTGTTCCACTAGCCGCATAAGACACACGAATTGTATAATCTGTACTTGTTTTTGTGATAAACACATCATTTGATGCACTTACAGCAAAATGAAACAGATTACGTGTTGCCCCATCTGTCCAGCTGCCAGCCGAACCAGTTCGCGCCATAACAAACATTGTCAACTCGTTACCATTAAAATCTGAGTTGAATGCAGTTGAATAAACATTCACATGCGCCGATGCGCCATTGAATGATGCACCCGTAATTCCGCTAATGCATGGTTCTGGAATTGACAAAGAACAAGCTGTGGCATTATTTTTTTGATCTGAATTGTCGAAACAAGACGCGCCTGCCGATTCGCCCGGAAACCATGCCCCTATAAGATTTGCTCTTTGTATATTCAACGCGTAATCTGCAAACGAAAGTATCCGCATATGCCCATCAGCATTTTGAGCTGATACAATTTGCATTGATCGGTCCGTTCGCGGTCGGAAAGCGGATGATCCGCGCGCAATCAAAATAGGCATATTACACCGGACGTAACATCCAATTCATTCTTAAAATAGATGCCGCAGAATCCGTAATGTAATCAATTTGAATAGAATTGCCAACAATTTCAATCGAAAATGCGCTGCCAGAACAAGCCGAAGGCGCAAAGTCAGTAAAATAATCGTATGAGGCCGATCTATTAAAGCCTTGAGAAATTCGCAATCCTGATCCGGTCTTAGCTGATGCATTAGAAATCAATGTACCAACCAGTCTAGCATATCCACCACAAGCAAAACTGCCGCTTGAGATTGAACCAGATGCGGCTAAAGACGCTGTAGTAGAATATACAATTTCAAGATTCTGGGCATAAATTTTCGACATTGTTTCCTCCGACCGGGAAAACCCGCGTCACATCATTAAGGCGAGAAACAGATTATTCAATTTCTAGCAAATTTGCCAATATTTGCGAGTGAGGTATTATTTTATAATAGCTCACTCGCAAACCTCAAGAAATCTTATCCAATTGTTTCAATCCACATCCCCGTATAGGGAGCGGCACAAACACACCAACTATTTCAAGCCAAGATACCAAAAAGTAAGCGTAGATGCAATAGTAGCGCCAGCTGCACCAACATAGCTGGCTGTAACAACACCGGCAGAATCGACGCTTGCCGCATAAATCGAAACACCGTTCGCCAAACTACCAGTGAAAAACAATTTCATCCCAGTAACCGCGTTTGGAATAGACATACTCCCAGCCCCAAGTCCACTGGTTGCAACACCGGCTGGAACACAAGCCGAAACTGAACCAAAAATCAAACGGTTAGAAATGTTATCGCCAGAAGCGCCAACCTGTAAACCACCAGTGGCAAGAGTATTACGCCGAACCTTGAATTTAGACATATTATCCTCCCGGAAGCAAGCCGGAACATCCTATTTTCTAGGGTACGGGCGAGTAAACCGGTATGTCTACTCGCCCGTATTCGTAACTTTTGTGTTACAAAACCAAACAACTAGATGCAATTGTAACAAATTGCGCCAGCATCACTCGCACTTACGACTTCCGCCGTATAGTGACCAATCTCAAACACGTCTTGATGTTCCTGATCTTCACGATACATCTCAGACGAACGATTTTTCCACTCCAAAATATAACCAGCCGATGGAGTCAGAAGGGCAGGGCGAGGAGAAACATAGCCAACCCACAAATCATCATCCCAAATATATCCCATGCTGGCAGCCGCGCCATCAATAGCACTATCATAGAGCGCAGTACCAACCAAGACCTTTTCCAGACCGAACCAATTAGCAAGATCGCTTGCTTCTGGCTTTCCACCAGGACGAGTATATTTCACTCGCTCTAACAGATCGGGATGATTTTTGAGATATCGCCACGTATCCCAGCTGGTCGTAAGAACATTTGGCATACGCCCGATACGACTAACAACCCCATTGATAGCCGCCTCGATATCGCCTAAAGGATCAGACGTATCGCTACTCCACTGAGTCGCGGGCGACGCGGCATAGGCCCACTGAGTTGACGAAGTAACCAAGGTCGCGACCCGAAGTTCCTGACCGCGCAAGAGAGCATCGGTTACAAATTCAACCGCATCAACCTCTGGGCGTAAAGGATTATCAGCATTATCGCGTACTTCGTCTGGCACAGCCTTAGACAAAGCATAATTGATCGCAACATAGGACGCGGTGGACAGCGTATAATCAGCACGTTGAGCGCGAGTACCCGGCGAACGTTTCTGAACAATGTTACGAAACCAAGACTGTTTATCGAACACAAAGTAAAAATCACTTTGCTTAGTTACTGGCACAACCGGAAAAACCGATTCCGCAATATACATTCCATTGTGATAAGCAATAGAAAATTGCGTAAGTGCGTCATTAGAAGGATGTACATCACGAGCGGTAGGAGCAGGCATTTTTTAATCTCCTTAATTTTCCATTATCACTACGGAGTATTATCCGCGCCAGTATTAGAAACCGGCATTAGCAACACTTCGATATAACCAAAGCCAGAAGTGATTGCACCCAAGGCGATACCCGCAGCAATGGAACTAGCTGAGCTTACCGCAATGGCAAACCCATGAGAACCAGAGGTAACAAAATCGCCATAACCAATTGCGCCAGAAGCACCAACTTTAGTGCTGCCATAAACCCGAATAGTGCCAGGATGACCAGCCCTCGGATTATCTTGCAAAACCCCGAATGGTTGCGGATTGCATCCACCAGTAGCGGGTTTGAAATTGCCAGCAGAAGAAGCATTAGTAACAAACTTCCACTGATGGGTAGCCATATCAACGTCGGCAACTAAATGCCCAAGTTCGATACCTTGACCGGAATAAGTAGACATTTCATATCTCCTAGCTGATTTTTCCTAGCTGGTCTTGACCATGCGCCGACGCTCTTTGATAATCCGAGTAGCTTCCTTGGATGGAACATTCAAGTAAGCATCACGAATATCTTTTGGATCAGTCATTTTTAAAATCTTAGCCAAAGAATCAGCTTCATCGGATTCGGTAGTTCCGGTTTCGAAGAACAAACCAGAATCTTCCATCTGGGCATCGACCGCTTTCAGAAGACCGGTCCAAAAATCGCCGCGATTGGCATCTTGCTTATAAACAAATCGCAGCTGTTCACCCAGTTCCTTCGCGCTGATCGGGAAACGCCCAAAAGCACTCGCTTTCTCGAAATAAATCTGAGTCTCGCGCCTGTCAATCTCAATTGCCATTGCCTTACGAACTTCCTCAGCATCACTAATTGCTTTAGCAGCCGTTTCCTGTGCTTTAGCAATCTGCAACTGCAAATCGGCGTTCGCCTTGGCCAAGGCCTCAT